TACGTAACTGGTGTCAATTTCGCAGGGCGTGTCGGGCTTGGGGAACTGCTATTTAGGGACACGTTTATACGTAGTGACAACCCACTTCTGTATCAAGCACTAGAGTATGGTGGAGGCCCTCTTGTTGGTATCGTAGCGCAGATAGAGCGGGGGGCTAAACTATTTGGTGAAGGTGAATTTTACAGAGGCACCGAAGCCATGATGCCTGCCGCGGTTAAAAACGGTATGAAATCTTTGCGCTATGCTAATGAAGGGGTTAGAACTGTAGGCGGAGACAAAGTAATAGAAGATCTGCACCCGATGCATTTGGGGCTACAGTTTTTCGGCTTTGCACCCGCAGGATATTCTTATCAGCTCGAAAAGAACTCAGTGCTAAAAGGTGCGTCACGCGCAACCGTAGACCGCAGGAAAAAGCTGTTAGATCGGTACTTCCGCAATTACTTTAGCGGTGACGATAACAGTAAAGTATTTGATCTAATACGGGAATATAATGCAGATCATCCAGAGTACCCCATAACTTATGAGACTCTACAAAGGTCTGAAAAAACACGCGCGGCTGGGAAGCGGTCTCAATATCACGGGGTGTCGTTCAACCCTAGACTACGAGCGTTATATATGCAGCACGCTCAAGAGTTTGATAAAAACTCATCTCTGTTCATGTAAAAAAGGCCCCCACATATAGTGGAGGCCAGTACATGGAGAACAACCTATAGTGAGTTGTCAGGCGAAGTATATCACATAGTTCTCCACACTCGTAAACCTAATTTTTTATTTTCTATGGCAGTGCGTAACTCTAATTCAAAGTTTTTCATTTTTGCCACATCTTTTAGCTGCTTCTTTGCCTTATCTATATCTATGCAAGGGAGGAAAAACGACATCCCTACATCCATGCTCTCCCAATCCACGGTTATCTTTAGCCCGTCAGGATTTAGATCATCAATCTTTGCTACCTTCATCTACTATATCCAGTTTAAATGTTAACTCAAGAACCCACACTGCAGGCATCGCCATCTTCGTGCCTTTGGTGATACGTATCTTAGCGCGTCTGGCCCCTAGCTTATCTTTTAGTTCGTTTGTAAACGCCGTGTAATTCAGTTGATGGTCGGCGCTCCACTCTTTTAGTGGTTTAGGTAGCAAGAATAATTTGTTCGTATCGGGTTCGTACCGCGCCACAAGTTGCCCCCTCGGTACAGCTTCGGGGCGTACAAGCGTATCAAGCCCGTTGTCGTTTTCCCCCACACCGCGCAAATCTTCGTTGCTATCGATCATAAGGATATTGTTGTAGTGTTCCGCTATGTAGTTGCTCAACGTCTCTTGAACCGACGAACCTATATCATCCACAAAAGCTTTGCGCTCTCGTAGTTCCCCCACAACCCAATTGAATATGCTTTTCACATCGTAATTTACGTGCCCTAACTGCTTGGCTATGATTAGCCCTGCAATAATTGTAGCGCACCCCGCAGACCAAAATCGGTTTTCTGAAGCCAACCCCGCCGCTGCGTCTATACGTTTCTGTGCGTCTAACACAAGCTGCTCCGCGTTGGCCCTGTTGTTTATAACCCATTGCACATACTCTACAGCTAGCCAACCGTAGTTGCGCTCTATAGACTTGAGCAGTTCATCAGCCTGCCGCTTTACTCTAGGATCGGTCAGCTTCTGCGGAACTTTCAATTCTAACAGCCGTTGCATCTCTGCTGTCGGTTCAGCCTTCTCTCTTGAAAGTATGTCCCATGCACTGGTGTTAGCGGAACTCAAGGCTAGCAGTCTCCACGGTTTACCACGCGCACGTTCAGTATTACCGCTCTGTGCTAGCCGATTTTTCTGTCTGCCGCCCGATAACGCATAGGCGTACTCCGACATCTGTAACGTGGTAAGGTTTGTCATCTCATCAGAGACGAGCAGCAGATTATGATATAATTCTCCACGGTTCATGCGGGAGTTTTGCGTGTCAGCCTTCTGTAAAATTAACAGTTCAGAGTTGCCCCATATGGACAACGCCGCCTGAGAAGTTGTCGTCTTGCCGAAACCTGTCTGGCTTACAAGATGCACCCCAAGACTGTTTATGCCCGTGAACGGCATGAGGATGGAACCGTAACTCATACCTATAATAAACTGATGCAATTCCCAATTAGGGCGGTTGTAGAATTCAAGGTTACTCTTGATCGCATCTTCTGTGCCCTTCTCTACAAACGCTTCTAACATACCGCCTGTTTTTACAGAGGGAGGATTGTATCGGATATCATCGCCCATTATGAGTTTATCCCCTAGAACAAACTCCTCCATAAGATCGTCGTCAACCCAACCAAACTGCCGATGTGCTTCATCCGCTGTACTCTTTGCTTGCAACTCTTCAATCCACCTCTGTGTGTATGCCATCAACGCCTCCAATGGCTTTATGCCAAATACAGCTACGCCGTGCATGGACATGTTTTTACGAAACTCATCGCGGGAAGTTACGGATGTTAAAGGTACAGTGAACTCTCGTACCCCGTCCCTTGGGAGATGTAAGCAAAATGCGATTATCTCACCAAGTTCTGCATCTCGTAGCCTTCGCGTGACGTATAAATCGTTCTGGTAAACCACAATCTCTTCGGGATCTCCGTCTCTGTTCACGGTGCGTAGATACACTCCGCCGTTCTCGCCTCTAAAATATGGGCGTGGGTAGACAGGGATACTAAAAGTTTTCTCTACAGGGCCACCCAACATGCTTTTGGCTTTGACTTCTACGGGGCCGCTTGCTTCTTTTATCTTCTGCCCTATCGTTATGGGAGATTTTATCTGGCCCTTTAACGGGCAATCATCGCATATGTTAGGGTTTAATTCATCGAACTTTTTGCAAGTGTACGGCCCTTTAATTTCGGATAGCTTACGCTGCATATCGTCATGGTCGTACCCTTGATGTTTTTCTGATATCTTCACAGCAGCGACAGCCGCATCTGTGCAAAACTTGGCAATAGATAGCCCCGCCCTCCACAATGGTTCGCTTATTGTGGTCTGGTTCTCCCACACGTTTTTAAGCTGTGCGCAGCCTCTACCGTTTAAAGTCTTGGTAACGATAGTTTTAAATACACTCTCTTTGTTGGATATCAGCGCTTCTTGCAGGGCGTCTGGCCCTAGTTCTATCTGCGTGTTAACGGGCTTTAGTTCGGCACCCAACGACTGCATGAACTCCGAAAGCTCTATGGGCTTTGGTTCAGTCACTCCTATCCGCTCTACTGGAAGTGGGGGATCATCTTTATAGTTATGGGTGTTTGGTATCCGCAGTATCCGTGCTGCGTCCGATGTTACCGCAGGGTCTGCCAGTAGCCCACGCTCTGCACATACTTTTTTAAGCCGCTCCGCAACGGTTAGCCACTCGGCTAACGGCGCAGGTTTATCCAAGGGCCAGTACACATGTACACCTCGCCCTGAGTTTACCAACATGGGCTTAGGTAAATTCACGTCCCCTACAAAATCTCTAAGGGCTTGTATCGCGCTCTGCTGATCAGGGTATTCTTTACTCGGCCCACAGTCTAAATCTAAAAACAAAGCTTTTAGTGTGGCTACGTTTTCTTTCTTGCGGTTCCCTGCTTCTTGCAGCGTACCTAAACCGAAATACACATCAAAGCCATCTGCGTCAAAATGGTCTGCGGCTTTGGCAACGGATTCTATGCTGTCATAAAATTTTTGTACACGTTTATTGGTAGACGCCTTTGCTGCAAATACGCAGTAATGCCCACCATCGCCTAGTACGGAGCGTAAAAATTCTATTGTTTTCATTGTGCTGCTCTCCATTTTAAATCGTGGCGGGGGGATATCAGTCCCCGCCACGATACAATCTTAAACGATATACAGGATTATTCCCATTCGTCTAAGATCGACCCTAAGTCTGTAGCATCCGCGGGAGCAGCCGCCGCTTTCTTGCTGACTTTCTTGGGTTTCGGTGCAGGGACATCATCGATATCGACTTCATCCTCTGCCAATGGTGGTTCTTCTTTTTGCACTTTATCCGTTTGTGCTACAGTCGTAGTTATAGCACGGATAGCTTCGTCTGTATCCTTCAGCTTCACTGCTTCTTGCAGTTCTTCTTCTGTTAACGGACGCACCGCTTTAAAATACAGTTTCGGTGTTGCGCTACTTTCATCAAAGTACACCTGCGTCACCACGGCTATAGAAGGTGTCTTGTGTGCGCGTAGATATTTGGCGTAAGCCTGCATACCCATCTTACCGTCTTTCGCGTCCCCGAATATAGAAGTAGCAGGGAGTTGGAATTGGTACACGGTGTCCATCTGACCTTCTAACGCAACAGCGATACGTTGCGAAAATCTACAGGCACGGCTTTCCCCTTGGCCCGACCCTTTTATGTTCTGTGGGCAGTCCATGCACTTTGCTGCTTGGCGCGTTTCCGATGGAACACTTGGATCAGGGGCTTGCGTATCTGGTGACCAACAAGCGGGAGCAGATGGATTTTCGGGATCGTATTGTCCCGCATAGTATGTACGAGAAATCTTCGCAGCATTTACTATTACTACGTTGATGAACCCGTCACTCTTCACATTGACCTGCTCACCACCGACCATCTCACGGAAACGGCCCCCACGGATGCTTATGCGGCGAGACCCCCCACCGCTACCCCCTGCAAGATTATCATCGACATCCTGCAAAGACTTGAACAAATCACTAGCTACGAGGGAGTTCCCCTCAAACAACGCCATATCAGACATCGTGTTCTCCTTGCTTTGTTTTTAATGGAAGTTCCATTTGTTTAGGTTTATCTTCCCCTGTCAACTGTTTTTCGATGGCAGGGATATTGTATCGGTATGTTGTACCACCCCGAATGTAATGGTCACGCTGTATGTGACCTTCCTTCACCCATTTTCTTATGGTGAAAGGAGACACACCGAAATACTCGGCGGTCTTATTAACGTCAGAATACACAGTATCCGTCATTTTTTCCTCACTGAAATTATATACTCGCTATCCACATTTAGCCCTTTAGGTAACACGTCAGGGTTCTCTTCTAAAAACTGCCGCATGTGGGTTTGGTTAAGCCGCTTCTCCAACAATTCGGGAACCTCATGCTCCATGATGAACTGGTGCATCTGTTCCCAATCATTTGTCCAATACCGCTGCTTAACGGTTCGGTAAAACAACCCTTCGGATGTTCTAACACTCTCAACATTATGCTCTTCGCAATGATCCAACAACGCTCGTTTGATGGTATTCATCTTATCAACGAGTTTCGCATCTTCATCTTTGAATTTAGCCGACATCTCTACCCGCTTATCGCGTATCTTAATGTACGCTTTCGTTAGCTTTTCTACAGGAACTTGCATAAAACTCTCCAAACTTAGTTATACGTGGCATATAAGTAGTAAACGTAAGCTAGTCAAGCAATTCTTTGTATAAATCGATAATTTCCGTATGGGTGTTTATCTTATCATCCAGCAAGTTGTATACACGCCGTTCCGCAAACGACCCTGCTAGCTGTATCACCGTACATTTGTGTTTTTGTCCCGATCTATGCACCCTAGCATTTGCTTGTGCGTAGGTTTCTAATGATGGTGTCGGCCCCCACCACACAACAGTGTTCGCTGCTGTAAGCGTCACCCCATGCGCTGCGGCTTGTGGCTGTATCAATAGCACCTTGGGATCTTTTTCGTTCTGGAACTGCGCAAATATCTCGGTTCGCTTACGCGCTGCTACATCTCCTCGTATGATAGCGGACGTGACATTATCCCGGGTTAGCTTCTCGGCTAACAAATCTATGGTGTGTTTGAAAGGTATAAAGATCAACACTTTCTGAGAGCATTCGTCGATAACTTCTTTCAAGACTTTATATCTATTAGATATATCGAACTGAACAGTGTCACCTTCGTCGGTGTATATTGCTCCTGCCGATATCTGAAGCAGCTTGTTTAAGTTTACCGCAGCGTTCACTGCTGTAACACTTTCTCCTGCGACTTCCATAACCATGCGTTTTCGGAGCAGGTCATAATAGGTTTTCTGCTGTTTAGTCATTTCGACCTTGCGCTTGGTATACACCATATCTGGCAGATCCAAGCACTCTTCTTTGGTGAAACGTATTGCAGGTTGTAGCGCCCTAAACACGGTGCTTTTGGCGTTCTCTTTTGGAACCCATTTAAACTGTGTGATCTTCATCATAATCTGGTCACGGAACGAACTAAAGAAACTAGGCACACTTAGAGGGTTTACCAGTTTAGCCAGTCCGTATGCGTCTAGCGGTGATTGCGCGGCGGGAGTACCTGTCATCATCCAAAGCCACGTATCATCTTTCAACAGCTTCTTTAATGTTTTCCAACGCTTTGTCTGCGCATTTTTGTAGTGCGTTGCTTCGTCTACAATAATAAGATCAAAGCCGCCTTTAGCTATGGCATCCGATACAATATCGACCCCGTCATAGTTTATTATAACAAAGTCACTACCGCCGTTAATTATCTTTTTGCGCTTCTCTTTCGCCCCATACGCCACATCGACGGTGCGGTGCATAGCAAAGCTAAACAAATCTTCACGCCATGCGCTGTCCATAATAGATAAAGGGCATATGACGAGAACTCTGCGTATGATACCTTGCTTCATAAGAAAATCAGCAGCCCATATCGCACTAGCGGTTTTACCCGTGCCCTGCTCGTTAAAGCAAAAGGCTCGTTTGTTCATAGTCAGGAACGCTGCTGTATCTTTTTGGTGTTGGTATGGGCTATACTTACCCACCCAATCATATCGTTTTTCAATGGGGGAAGGCACTTTTATATTTAGTGCTTTCAGTTTGTGGGCTTCGTCTATACCCCAATTAACGACTACTTCGTTCATCGACAACTCCTTACTCTTTGCAATCACTGTTGTGATCTGCTTCGGGTTAGGCAGCGTGAGCAGGATGGCTTTATCCTGTACAATCTGCATGTTATTCTCCAATTACTTCTTGCGCTTACCGCGACTTAGAGCGCCACCTGCGGCTCTGTTTTTTCTGCGGCTTTGTACTTTATAGCCGTCTTTGTTTGTACCACCGCGTGACAACGGTTTCTTGTGTGCGACATCCTTACCTTCGCGTTTGTCGGCTTTTCCGTTCTTGTTGGCGTCTTTGCCGTTCTTATCTATTTTTCGCCGTGCGCGTTGGCGCTCCATGCGATCCTCATGCTCGCCGCGCTTTTTCTGCTGTTGATACTCTTTCTTGTACGGGCGGGGTTTATTTTTGTATGGCATTAGTTACTCCCGTTGTGGGGACATTCGGTTACAGGGCAATGGCGTCTGCATAAACCAGAGGGGCGTGGGTTCCACACATCTGCTTCAAACGCCTTCTCCATTGTAGCATAGTTTGAAGTCCATTTCTCCCAAAGATTAGCCCGATCTACAATTTCATACGTTTCTTTTACAAGTTTATTCGCAACGACGAACACTAGCCCTGCGTTAACTTTCTCTATGTCAGGGTAATGTGCAAATACGGACAGCGCCATCAATTCTAACTGCCCCTTGTCAGCATACTTCGCGGACTTGCCTGTTTTGTAGTCCACCACCCAAGCCATGTTACCTACCACATCAATTATTAGTAGGTCTGCGATACCTCTGAACCACACATCCTTGCTGTAGAAGTCGCACGGCTCTAAGTTAGCCGTTACGCCTAACTTCTTCTCGCACAGCTTTATACCGCGCCTGCTGTTAAGGTTGTCTAACACCTCTTTAACATACAGAAACTTGTTAGGTAGCGGCTCGTTTTTACCGATGTAATTTTCGCAGGCTTTGTGAAACTCATTGCCATAAATGATGGCGTCCGTCTGGACGAATGGGTACTGCTTAAGCACCTTCTCATGGTAAAATTGTTTAGGACATTGCTCAAACGCTTTGATCCGACTAAATGACCACGGTGCCGCTTTGTTCACTCACATTCTCCATATGATTTACCTGTGCCGCTCTCGCAATCTACAGGCAGGCCCTCGGCCCAATCTGGTGCTTTACGCATACATGCCTCTATGAACGTTTGAGCTTCAGAAACTTCTTCGTCCCTCACGCAGCAAACAATAGAGTCGTGTACAGTTAACACAACTTTATACCTATCAGCTATGTTTAGCAACTGTTCGCCAATGATGCAACGGGCCAAGGCTTGGCATACATTCTCTATTACTTTCCCCCCGTAAATTCTGTTTCGGCCTCGCCTAACTTTGTAAGTAAACTCATACCCATTTTCAGTGTAACCAGACTGCAAGTCCTCGTAGTGTATACAAAGACCTGACGGGAGGCGAATGGCTTTTTCTTTTGTGAGTACTTCCAGAACCCCTGCACGGCCTAGAGGTATTTTGTACTGTGTTGAGGAACCCATATTATCCAACATAAATTTTGCGCCCTGCCACAATTCTTTTATCTTAAAAAAGGAACTTCGATACACATCTATAATATGCCGCGCTTCTTTTTCGCTTACTTCTACACCAAAATTCTTTAGTTGTGCTTGGAACTTAGGTGCGCCCATCCCATACCCTGCACCAAGAATTGTAGTCTTGCCTACGAACCTTTGGTCTTTGGTAATCTCTTCTACTGTGGCGTTGTATATACTAGACGCCATATATTTATACACATCTTCGCCGTTAGCGAACTGTCTAACCAAATCGTTTTGCTCTGCAAGCCACGCCAGAACACGCGCTTCGATCTGCGAACTATCAGCATCTATCAGTGTGTAGCCCTCGGGCGCGATAATACTACTCTTGAGTTTCTTTGCATTCGGCCCTCGGCTCGGTAGGTTTTGCAGGTTTATTTTATCTTGCCCACCCCACCTACCTGTGTGGGCGGCATAATATCTAATGGGTACTGGGAGAAGCCCACGTTTACCGATGGATATAAACCTCTCGGTGCGTGTTTCTTCTAAGGTACTTTTAGTGCCCAAACGTGCGGCTACTAGCGACTGCACTTTATCGTTTTCATGTTCTTGCAGTGCCTTGAATGCTTCGTCAGATTTAGCAAAAGCGAACGTATCTTTGCCTGTCGTAGGACTTACCTTCATTGGCGGTTCCACGCCAAGGCTTCTAAGCAGATCAGCGAACTTGTTGTTCGACATTAGATCTTTCTTGTCTGTTATGTTCGCGTCACGTAGCAGCTTGTCCTTGCGCTCGCGTATTTCTTCTAGGTGCTGCTCTAAAAGAAACACATCTAGGTCAAGCGTAGGTTCAATAAACATCCGTAGTGTGCGATCTATTAACTGTAATTCCTTCCGTGGGAACTGGTTTCCAAGCAATCCGCTGAACATTAGCTTAAAAAGCTCGTATGTCAGATCAACATCGTTGCGAGAATACTCCGCGTACTTCGCTATTTCTTCTTCGGTAAAATCAGTTAGCCGCTTGGCTAACGCTCTGGTGACTTCATCACCCTTAACGCCCACGCCATAACGATCCGCTACGGCTTTCAAGCTGACACTCTTCTCCGTGCCATGCAGTGCGCGAGCCATGCACATAGTATCAAGCCACAGCTTCGGCTGCACACCGAACCGCCAACTTAATATAGCCCCGTCAAATGCTGTATTGTGGCAAAGAATAGCGCACGACGACAAGTCTACCTGTGACAAGAAACGTGTAGTTAATTGTTCCCCTTGCAGCCAACGTGTAGTTCCACCGTTTTTCTTTACCGCCAACCCGATGATTTCAAATCTATCATCACGAATGTACTCCTCTGTCGTCATCTTCGACAGGCTGTACTCCTTGTCGTAGTACGTCTCGAAATCCAAGGTCACTACATCCATCGTCGTCCTCCCACGGGGCTTTGGTTAACGTAACTTTTTTATTGGCGTAACGGGCGTCATAAACGCCCGTCCCCATTTTTGCTTTTGCCGATAGTTTCGGCTTACGCACGTAAGGCATTAAAACCCCATACCTTCCGCGAAAGGTTTACCTTCCTCGTTTATGTCTGCGTGACTTGCTGTCTCCGTGCCAATTTCTCCACCGCAAGCCATATAACCTGCGCCGTCTACCCAATTATCCGCATGGCATGGATTATTTTTGGCTCGGGCGATTTTAACGAGCGCCATCATTAGCGCTACGTCCGAACCATCTAGTACGTTCTTACCCGCCAGATACACATTCCACAAACCCGCGATGCAGGATAGATTATTTTTCATAGCGCCATGCACCTGCTCACGGGAACCTGTCGTCAGGCGCGCTGCTTCTGACAATATTTCGGCACGGCTCATAGCTTCGGGTTCATCCACGGGGGACTTCTTTGGAGTTAGCTGTACGGCTAACTGTTCGGGTTTAGCATCTAACACTTCTTGTGGTGTGCCAATCTTACGCATAAGCCTCCACACGTATCCGTAAGAAGTTTTCGTCGCCACTGCTATTTGTTTCGCAGAGGCATCAGGGTGCTTTAATTTATACGCCCAAATTTTTTCAGCTTTTGCAGTCTTACCCATAATTGTTCTCCTAAAACGGTGGCTCTTCGCCACTCTCACTGGGTTTCCAAATCACATCAACGCCATGCACGGCGAGGATGAACTGTTCGAGGGTGCCGCCATATAGGTAGCGCCCCCAAGTTTTTTCACTCATAATCGACAAATGCAAACCACTCGTCGTCGAGCGCCCATAAAACGTAAGACGCTTTTGTCTGCGTACCCTTACGTTCTATCTTAGCTTCCCATATCTCACCTGCGTTGTGCATACGCTGTAATGCTAGTTGCACTGCCTGTGCGTCAGCAGTTAGCTTGCTGGCTAACTCTCCAACTTTGTGTGGGTAAGCATGTTCTTCTACACGCATGAGAGCCATAATACGGTCTTCTAGCGTGGCTTGCTGCACTTTCGGAGAATCTTCAGCAAACGGAGTTTCTCCGCCAAACAAAGAAACATTCCCAATAACTTTGTGAGGAGTATTCTCTATGTGATACCCTGCGTTCGGTGCGACCCGCGCAGTAAAGAAATCCCCCTCTTTCAGATTGTTTTGTAAGATGTAGTTTTTACCTACAAAACAACTTTCACCATCGGTAGACACAGCAAACCCTGCGCCCCCTGCATTGTGCGGTATACGCTCCATGACCATAGCAAGTTCTTTTACGTTGCTTAAGAGCTTCTTTACTTGTTCTTGTGTGATATTCATACCGAGTATCTATTCTCCATTAAGTTTTTTGATTGTGGCCTCTAACAGACCAAGGTTAGTTTCATTTATAACCAGTGCTACACCTCCTGCTGTGTCTATATCATCCAAGTTTTTCTGTTGCAGCGGGGTAGGTTTGTTCTTCCCCGCCTTACATTCGATGCCAAGGAAGTAACCCTCCAGACATGCCACTACATCAGGCACACCACTGCGCCCATACCCACCCGTCACAGGGTAGAAGTAATACGCACCCGCATCTTTCAGAATGCGTACAACCTTTTTCTTCACCTTTGCTTCGGGCGTCATATCTGTACCCCCGTAGCACGAAGGTTCTTCACGTAAGTATCTAGTTCCTCACGAGCTGCGAAGATTTCTTGCTGTATACGAGGGCGCGGGCTGCTGCTTAACTGTTCGTCGATAAGGTTATCAACCTGTTGCTTCAGCCATTTTAGTTGCGCCTGCTGAAACATTGTTAGTGCTTCATTCCCCATAAAAGGTATCCTCCGCTATTTCTAGGTCGGAGGCTTTAAACAGCCTCTCTAAATTACGAACTACCATCCCATGAGCAAACGCCAACATCTCTAACCTATGAGTAGCGTTAGGGTTAGCTTCATGGCTAACGTAGAAAACATGACGGTCTTTGCGGAACCCCACGCCTTCTATCACATGCCCATACTGCTCTTCTTCCATCAGCATAAGCACCGCTAACCTCCTTTGTATCCAGTCCGGTAAATCATTTACATACTTCCCATAATATGCGCGTTCAGCACACTCTGTGCCTAAACATGTCACATCTATAGCAAACGATGAAGGTTGTATGTAAATGCGATATACCGTTTCGTCAAGGGGGGTATCAACCATTTGTTCTGGTGACATAAAATAGTCTCCCTTGTATGGCGTGCATCCCCACGTTAGGAACAAAGGCTCCTTGCTCGACCATCTGCAGTGTAAATATCTTGCGCTGTAGTTCGTCGTCGAGCGCATCGAATTCGCAGTGGTAGCAAGTGTCAATATCTGCGTGCCACGACCACGGCCTTGTGTCTAGATCGGGGTGGACACTGACTGTTTGTTTACCGCGTGGCGAGATGTTGATGTATACAGCATCAAAGAGAGGGACGCCCGCAGTGTTATCTTCATCTTTGTAGGCAAGGAACTTATTTATCTGCTCACCGAACTGTGCATCCAACCATGTATAGTTTGTATTTACAAGGTTTCTTAGTTCTCGCTCCAAGGCAGACGAATTAAACTCATGGTCTAGCCCTCTAGTTATCTCCCTACTAAGATCGCTAACCTGCCTAGACCTGTCGGTGTTGATTTCGTTCATCTTGTCCCGCAGCCTTTTACGTTCTTTCTCCACACCCATATGAAAAGGTACAGCGCGTAGATATCTCATGGCGTTTGCAAAACCTTTATTTAGGTTCTTTGCAAAAGCCATGTGGTGTTGCGCGTTGTAGTCGTTGTACCTGTTGTTTGTGATGTTATGGCTGTGTACAATGTAACGGTTTTCCGGAGATGATTTCTCGGTGAAGCTGCCGTAGCCCACAAAGCCCAATGCATAGACCTCGTTCTCTCGGTATATCCAAGCCGAAGTATTGCGTTTGCGTGACCACTTTGCATTTAGCTTCTTAGCCACTAACTCGGCAAACTGGCTCGCCTCGGGTGTTACCATGTTATTATGAATTGCCTCGTTGGCAACGTCTGTTGTTTTACGTGGGGTGTATACCATAGTCGTTCTCCATGTTTATGTTATTAACGGTATTGAGTTTTATTGGTATTTGTTTTGAAACCTAGCTCCTTGTTCGCCCAATTATTGAACTTGGCTTTGATGGACGATAGATCCTCCTTTGTCTCTACTTTTTGCACTTTAAAGCTTTCCCTGTTCCACCAACCATCTGACGTAGTTTCACAAAAGTGTACGAACAGGTGCAGCCGTAGCGGGTGTTCGGGGTTTTCTACAATACCACGCTTATCTTCAAAAGTAAGGTAGTATCTCGGGGGGTACGTACCTAGTGCCATTTTATCGATGAAGTGATCTGAGATTTCTTTCTCCAGACGGTGGGTATACTCCCTATCATTTAGCGGTAGCATATTTGCTACTGTCATACCCCACTCAAAGAACTCTCTGAGCGGTTCTTTGTATTCGGCTTTCAACGCTTTATTGACACGCGGCGGTTTCGGCAGAGGTACACCAGTCCCTTCAAGGTGCTGCCACGGGGATGCATCGTTATCAGTTAGTCTGAAGGCTAACGCTGTTTTATCTTTATGTTTTTGGCATCCTTTAAACCCGCGCTTTGTGTCAGGTACAGTCCTACCTTTAGCTAGGTATATCGGGTCATCCCCATGTACTCTAATGTATTGTTTACCATTACCCACTATGAAACCCATACCTCTCGGTGTGTGTCGGTTAAGAAATGCATATCTGCTGACGTGGTTCCACGGCCCAGAGCCATTACGTATTTTGACAGTGGTGGTTCCGTCACGGTGTTTACGCCACACAATAGCAGCATAAAATTCTATTTCGTCTTTGGTTATGGGGGGAGCTTGTTGCCCCCAAGGCGGGAACACAGGATCTCCATGCTCATATCCGTTCACAAGCGCATAGCATTGTTCGCTGATTTTTATTATGCGCTCTTCTTTACGGCTACGATCCCCTATGGGTCGCACGTCTTGTTCTCGGGTGTGGCATTTGGATACCAAGGGTTTGATGTTATCATAGTGCGCTTGTACTTGTTCAAAGTTAGCGAAAGCTGTGTATGTAAGTGCCATTAGTTGTTCTCCTGTGTTGGCCTTGTCTTTGGCCTGATTTTTTTAGAAACATTTTGTGATACCTCACAAAACATCATTATGTTGTTGCCGTACAAGTCATACAACTCGTCGTACAACGGCGCTGCAATATCGTATTGCATCACCTCTTGGCATTGTGCTTCGGTTTCAAACCACACAACTGTTTCGATCTCATGTCCCTGCAACTCGTAGTGCAGTACAAGAGCGGTGAAAAATTCAATCACTCGTCCTCCCCCTCGCACTCCTCGTCTCTTTCGATTTCTCCAAGCCCGTTGCAGTTTTCACATGCTGCTTGATACTCCTCCAAGTATCCATACGGATTTGTAAATCCCATAGGTACGGCGCGTTCCATTGTTTGCTCGCCTGTACCTTTGCATTCGGGGCAGGCGGTGAATGGATTATCCGTGAAAATGTTTACCTTGTTCAATGTAGTCTCCCTCCCTGTGCTTTGACGCAACTCTCCAGAAAATCATCTGCGTCTTTAATTGGATCATCATCGTCATCGTCGTCAGTCATACCATGCTGCACAAAGTCATTAAGCGTTTCATGCACCGCCATGACCAACATGGACTTCATATCGTCGTCCAGAGCCATGAACTCGTCGGTGAATGAAAGCCCACACATAAGCCCATCCTCATTGATCTGCTGTGCGTGAAACGTGACAATGTTTATCTTTTTGTTATCCATCTTGAACTCCATACTGTTTGTGAATTTGATCTTCAGTTTTACCCAAGCGTTTAAGCTGATCCCGCGTGAGCATATACTTCTCGCCATCATCGCGTTCTAAATACGCGATAGTTATTTTGTGCCCGTCAAGGAGCCCCTTGCTGTATTCGTAAAACCATGCAGACGTGGTCGCACGGTTTGCGGACTTCGTGCGGTACTTGAGCCGACACTTCTGCCCATCATCAAAAGCGTCAGGCCATATCCATTGCATGATCGTAGCTTGTTTTAGTTTTGTAAGTAGTTCGGTCTTACGCTCTTCCAGCACGGTAAGGTTTTCCAGTAATTCTAACATATGGTCGTTAGCCGTGTGGCTAACGCTCTCTGTATCTTTCATACTCATCATAATACTCCTGTTCGCACTAACACTACGGATAGCGCAGATAAAAATACGACTAACCAGAAGATCGTTTTATCTTCTCTATCTGGCCTGTTCATCACATATCCTCCGAATTGATGTGGATTGTAACGCCGTTGTTTGGTTGGGCGTTTGCGTTGTCCAAGATGCACCACAGGGTAGGGTGATGCCAGTGTCCCCACCCTCCAAACAGATATCCATCGGTCAACAAAACGACAGCCTGCGGGTCAAGCTTATGCTCTTCGATGTAGTTAGCCACACAGCTAACATCCGTACCGCCGCCGCCTTCGGGGCGCGTTGTATTTATAAGACTGTCCAACTCGTACTGCTCGTACACTTCAGCACGACAGATAGCTGTGTCCCAATACAGAATGCGTACCCGCTCTGGGGTTAGCATATCACAGAGGGATTTAACCTCAGTCATAAACGCAGGTAGCACGCCCGGCGCAAACGTAGAACCTGATGTGTCTACGCCGATCAACACCTCACCAATAGTTTCGCTGAATGTCGATGGCATATAGACATCTTGTGCTATGAACCTACGCTTTGGTTTGCGCCACGTCGAGTTGTCATTGCCTGCGCAGGTAGCCAGAAAGAATTCACGAAATGGTTCAGTCCAGTTTACTTTGGGCTGCAACAATTCTTCCATGTCACGGACACCGCCGCTACCCGCTTTACCTGCAACAATACTGCCTTGGCGAATAGCCTCGTCAATCTCACGTTCCAGTTCGCGCTTGTCATCTTCGGACATTTCTTCGGCGCTCTCCCAATCGTGATCATCGAATGGTTCACCCTCAGAGCTATCGTCACCAGTGCCGTCACCTTCTCCGTTACCAGCACCGCCTTCGCCATCACCATCACTCTTGTTTCCACCGCCTTTACGTTCCTCGTAAATGTCGTTGAAGATTTTAGCCGTACCCCAACCGCGGTATTTCTCGTTGAGGCAACCGCCTTCGATCCATTCCACAAAGTCCCCGAACTCGTCGAGTATCTTGATGTTAATCTCGTAGTCCATCGCACGATTAGCTGTGTTGGGACACTTCTTCCAAAGATGCCGCCACGTAATCAAATGACGATACATCTTGTGATACACTTCGTGCAGGACAAGAAAGCGTAGTTGCTTATCATTCAGGTCGCGCATAAACGCACGTCCATACCACTCGTCACGTCCGTTGGTACATGCGGTTCTGGTTTTCTCACATACCACACGTTTGCCCAACATGAGCAGGCTACCTATCTCAGGCACTTTGTGCATGATCTGAACAACGGCTTTTTCGATGCGCTGTTCTTCGGTTAGCTTAGTTCCTAACTGTAACATTTTCATTCTCCTGTTCTGTTATGGGAAAGTACACAGTCACCTCGCCCTTGTTTTCTTCCACTGCTGCCCACTCTTTTGTTGGGCATGTTTCCAACCATTTGAATAATTCTTCATTTGTCATTGTCATTTTTACTTCCTCTGCTTATCGCTATTAATCGCGCGGCGAGCCGCACGATTGATTGGTTTTAGATCGCCCGTTTCGGATTTACGCGGCATACTTGTGTGCCGCATCCTCCGCATTTTCGGTGAGACGAAACGGTTTTGTTTATCAAGCAAACGAACCCGTCCCATTATGTTTGATCCGATGAGAACATGTACGAGTTATCCGCCGCCCACTGTGTGAACCTGCGGTTCTGCATAACCATCGACTGCTTGCTGTACTTCGGAGAGCGAACCCCATTGGCAAACATACCCTGCGCCTCGACATCAAGCCGCTCCATGTATGTCATCCAAGCGTTGAGCCAATCCTGTTCGATAGCTGCCAACGTCCGAAACACAACCATACAAATAGCTGCAGCAGTTGTCGGAACCTTGGCGTTTTTGGGATCAGTCTTGATACTCTCCAAGGTAGGTAGCTGATCGGCTAACTTGAGGTGAGCCATCATATCCATCGCGCCCCGTGCGCCAATCGTACCGATAAGCAAAGCTGTCAGGGTCTTGTCTGTCAGCTTGTCCCGCATCTTCATGTAGTTAGATGCCTTGTGCAGAGATCTCGGTGTACAGAATGATCTACGCCCCACAGCTTTCGGGTGATTGATGTACACGTTATCTTCGGGGTCTTTAACATCGTCAGATGAGGCGAGAACCTGTGGGTTGTCTTTCACAAACGCCAACGTGACAGCATCGCCGTTAATGTTGATCATGTGTTCAATCCATTCCAACGCATTCGGTTTACGCATCCGAACAAACGATACGCGGTTGCAAGTGTGCGGCATGAACATGTCGCCCACATTCTCGAACCCAAGGTTGGTTGTAGCAAAGACAACGCTTTCGGGATGGAGCGAGTGCATACCGATCATTCGCTCTTGGAACAAACGATTGAGCGGGTTCTGGATAGCGCGGTTCTTACCTGCCTCGTCGATCATAATGATGAGCGGTGTATCCTTGAGGTGCATACCCAACTCTTCGTTAGTCGCAAAGGTAACGTAGTCGTTGCCGTCCAAATCCTTGAACTTCGGCAACATCAAGTCACCTGCATCTGCCTTGGTTGTACAATCAAAGTAGATGGCTTTGTGGTCGGACAACTTCGCGTCCAACTCTTTGAGTATCGACGACTTGCCGCTACCCATCTCGCCTTCGACAATAATAGTCGTCTTGTCCTCGGGCGGTAACGGAACTTGAACCGCAATAGCGTTAACGATTTCATCGATACTCAGTGCATACATAGTGTTAGTCGACATAGCTGTTCTCCAATCTGCTTATATGTCTAATGTTGGTAGCGCAGCGATTGCTGCGTCTACTTCGGCTTTTGTTTGCTTACGCAACAACTCGTCGTCACGTAATGCGGCGGGTGTCACATCCAACATGGCTTCTTCAAGTCGATCTGCCATTGCAGTCATTTGCGGTGAGTTAGTCACATTGCTAACCTTGAGCAGGTCAACCATCTCGGTCACGTTGGATACGAGCGTATCGCGGAACGTCTTGGCTCCAAGTTTACGGCGCTTGGTACGTCCTGCATCATCTACATATTCTTCGATTTCGGTTTCGTAGTCGAGACGTTCTGACATCTTGGACAGCGCATCATATGTACGCTTCCATATGTCGTTCATAGCTGTCTCGAACTGTGTGGTGTAGAACTTCTCGTACTTGTTAGCCAGTTGGCTAAGTCCTTCGTTGCCGATATCCAAGCGAAAGTCGCCAGACGTTGGGAGCGGCATTTCATCGAGATTGAATGCGAACTTGCGTGACAACTTCTCTAGGCTCGGGTAGTCGTCAGGGTTCGTAAGCTCGCCCAAGAAAACATGAGCATCTTCGACAGCCTGCTCGTAGTTATCCAAGAACTGCTGAACTAGCGAATAGAACTCATTCTGCATCCGCGTCATTGTCTCGGTGTACTTGAAATACTGTTCGGTCGGGCATAGCTGCCAACCTGTCTTACCCCAAGGCATCGTCATGCGTGTGTGCATATCACGCGCCGCAGATACGTGCGTCTGTATAGCTTTGAGGTATTCATTGTTACCCAACAGCTTTTTGTTCACGTTAGCCATACCGCGCTCGGCGGCGTTGGCGTCCGATACTTCGGCAGACGCTTTGCGATCTAGCTTACGCCCCGCCCAATTCGATATGGACATCTGAACTAGGAGCGCAGCGGATGAAATAGACGCTACGTCGTCCGTGTTAATGTGGTTAGCCGTGTGGCTAACGCTCTCTGTGTTACTCATCATATTCATAATCATTCTCCAGTTTGTTTAGGGAGTTCCCTAAATGGTTTAAGTTAGTTGCTGTATTTGTGCATGGTACATGCGGTGATTTTTAGATGCTCCAGAAGGGGCAAGATATCGTGTTTTGTCCTTGCCCACATAAGATGCGTTTCCACGGTGTAATAATTTACACGATGTGTTACTTCGTACCACATCATCATTCTCCAGTGTATTTGTTAAGACCTTTGAGGTCATTGCGGTTTGTTACAAGGGTCGCCCCTTGCTTGTGCGCGATAGGTGCGATGCACCATCCTGCGCGTTCTTCACGGGCGCGATTGTCGCCGCAGTCCATACAGTCGTCGTACCCGATAGCGTGACGTGCTGAGTGCAGCGTGTTCTCGCCACATGATCGACAGGTCAACATAACTGCCATAGTTATTCGTCCCCCCAACGCTTGCGAGCGTGGATGTCGCGCTTGGGAACAGATTGGAATGAACTAGGCGGGTCGTAGCTTGCAGGCATATGAGCAACGAGCGCACGCCCGTTTGGGGTCATAACGCGAACCCCGTCATTGTAGTGCTGCATCTGCCACATATATTGTGCGATTGCGTCCTGCGCCTCTTGAGACAATGGCTTTGCAGGAGTTAGCGAGCGGCTAACCTTGCAATCAAGGTCGCTGATGTAATAGCGAGTTGAATGCGTTGCGCGCTCTGAGGTGTTAGCTTGGCGGCTAACGGTTTTGGTGGTGTTAGCTTGGTGGCTAACGGTTTCGGTTTTGTAAGACATGACTGATCCTCGTTCAAATTTGTAACGTACCCCTTTATAGCATATATAAGTAAACATGTCAATACTTATCTTGACGTGAGCAAATGTATTTTAATCAGTAATGTTCCGTTATTGTATGAGTAACCGTATGTAGATGTTAGTAGTGTGTTATATGGGGTTGGGGTTAGTCAATGGGCTAACTTATTGATATTAAAGTAATGTTCCCAATGTTCCGTAGCAAAACAGGTAATGTTCCGTGGTAAGTCTTTGTTTTTAAAGTAATGTTCCAATGTTCCGCGGTTTTAGGGTACTAGAGGGGTATAATGATGTTGTATGGAATTGCCTGTATGAGGGGGGTAGAGGCTCATATCGTACTGTATATATATTTAACGGAACATTTGGAACATTAGGAACATTACTTTAAAATCAATGGGTTAATTGTTCCATTATGCAAAATCATTTTGGAACATTGGGAACATTACTTTGTTTTCAATGACTTATGCAAATCGCTCACCGCTAACAACATAACTGGTATAGATGGAATAGTTAGCCGTGCTACTAACCCGCACAAGTTTACAACTACGATGGTTGTATAACAACACATGACTACTTCTCGCTGTGCGCCTCTCACATCTAACAACATAACTGGTATAGATGGAATAGTTAGCCACGCAGCTAACTCTCTGTCTGCGTGCGCCTGTGTCGCTCACCGCTAATAACATAACTGGTTTCGATCGGATTGCGGAATTTTAGGCACAAAAAAAGCCCCGACCATTTCTGGTCAGGGCGTTGTATTAGGTGTCGAGATCGTCGATAACATTGTTATCATCGTCGAGTTTCATACTAGGCATACTGTCCACTAGATCTGTGAATATGCGGTCATCTTGTTCATCACCTTCAAGATATTCTGCAATGGTGCTGGGCGCTAGAATATTTTCGACGTGCGCTAATCGCTTGCGTAATACGTCACGCATCTTGTGCAATTCTGCAAAAGCAGTTTTGATTTCATGTGCGCGCAATTCAATGTCGCTATCCAGATCGATCAGAGAGATCTTGTCATATGTTAT